AGGCCGGTTCCCGCGGGCGGCGTACTTCGAATGGTTCGCCCCTGATGATCTTCCACGGGACGATCCCGCAACGTGGCGGACCTGCATGCCGGCGCTGGGATACACGATCACCGAATCGACGATCCGCGCCGACCTGGATCGCATGGATGACGCGGAATTTGACCGCGCCTACCTGAACCGCACAAAAAAGGCACTTCCGCCCCCGGACTTGAACGTGCCGACGAAGGAATGGCCGGCGCGAGTTGACGTGTCCTCTCGGCGAGGCGCGGAAGTTGCGTTCGCGGTCGATGTGACCCCGGACCGTTCGAGGTCGTCGATTGCGGTCTACAGCGTCCGTGAAGACGGCTACGAGCACATGGAGCTGATCGACTACCGTCCTGACACCAACTGGGTGTCCCGACGGCTTGTGACGCTCCGAGAACGTTGGGATCCGGTCGCAATCGGTATCGACGTAGTCGGCGCCCCCGCGGCCACGCTCCTTCGCGAGCTTGAGGACGTCGGGATCTGCAAACCCGCGGACCCCGAACGGCCCGACCGCGGCGACCTCGCAATCCCGTCGGCAGCCGAGTACGCCGCGGCGTGCGGCCAGTGGACGGACTCGGTCCGGCAGGGCCGCGCCAGGCACATCGACCAGACCGAACTGAACACTGCTGTCGCCGGCGCACGGTCGCGTCCGTTGGTGGATTCGTACGCATGGAAGCGCACGGCATCCCGTGTCGACATTTCACCGCTGGTGGCGGTCACTTTGGCCCGGTGGGCGTTTGAACTTCGCTCGCCGATCGTCGAAGACGCCAATTACGACCTGATGGATTCGATCGGCTTCTAGGAGGTGGCGATGAAACCTGTCCAGTGGGCGCGGCGGATGCTCGGTGTCGCGAAGCGCGCGATCACGTCCCTGCCCTGGAGCCACGGCGGCGACTCCTTGTCGGCGGTCAATTCGTCGACGGCGCTGTCTCTGATCCCCTATTTTGCGTGTGTGCGGCTGCTTTCGGAGCAGATTTCGTCACTGCCGCTGTCGGTGTACCGGGAAACGGCGAACCAGCCGGTGAAGGTCCGGCGGAGCTTGTTCGATCGGCCCGCCGCGGTCGGCACGACGGACCGGTGGGTGAAGCAGTGCGTGGTCTCGCTGGCGATGCGCGGCAACGCCTACGGGCTGATTGTCGCTCGGGATGCGCTCGGGTTCGCGACGCAGGTCGAATGGCTGCACCCGGACGAGGTGCATGTGGACGAATCGATGCCTACGCTGCCGCGGTACTACTGGCGTGGCCAGGAAGTGCCCCGCGAGAGCATGTTCCACATGGCTTGGTTCGTTGAACCGGGGAAGGTGAAGGGTCTCTCGCCGATCGGGCAGTTTGCTCGGTCGATCGGGGTCGGCCTTGAGGCGACGAACTACGGCGCGACTTGGTTCGAGCACGGCGGCACGCCCCCGGGGACGTTCCAGAACAAGTCGCGGACCCTCACGCCCGACCAAGCGGATGCGGTCTCGCAGCGTCTTGACGTTGCGATTAAGCGCCGCAGACCCATCGTGTACGGCAACGACTGGCAGTACGAGTCCCTGAAGGTCTCACCCGAAGAGTCGCAGTTCATTCAGACGATGAAGCTGAACGCGACGCAGATGGCGACGATCTACGGCATCCCGCCCGAACTGGTGGGCGGCGAGTCTGGCGGTTCGTTGACTTACGACAACCCCGTCATGGACGGCCTCGCGCTGTACCGGATGACGATCCGCCCGTGGTTGGAGCTCCTCGAAGACAACTTCGACATGCTCCTGCCGGATGGGCAGTACGCCGAGTTCAACCCGGACGCGCTGCTGCGCGGCGACACGAAATCCCGGTACGAGGCGCACCAGATCGCGCTCACCGCAAGGTTCATGACCGTCAACGAGGTCCGGAAGCTCGAGGGCCTGCCGCCCATCGAAGGCGGCGACACCATCCAGCCCATGCAGGCGCCCGTACGCGAAGACCGGTACACGCTGCCGCCAGCACCCATGAGTCCTCCCGTGCATCAACTGTACGGGCATCAATAAGGAGGAAGCCGTGACCGACGTCGAACGGCGCTATACAGCTGTGACCGTGGAGATGCGGGCCGCGGCCGACCGGAAGAAGATCGCTGGCTATGCGGCGATGTTCAACAAGGAGTCTTCGAACCTCGGTGGTTTCGTCGAGTGGATCGACCCTGCCGCGTTCAACAAGTCCCGCGGCGACGGCTGGCCGGGAGTGATGGCCCGGTACAACCACGACGACAACCAGCTGCTGGGGACGACTGACGCCCGGACGCTGACGGTGTCGATCGACGGCACTGGCCTCTGGTACGAGGTGGACCCGCCGCAGTCCCGCGCGGACGTCCTGGAGCTCGTGGAGCGCGGCGATGTCCGCAAATCCAGCTTCGCGTTCCGCACCATGGAAGACGACTGGGACACCAGTGAGCAGAACTTCCCGCGCCGCCGCCTCCTGAGTGTGCAGCTCGTCGACGTGGCGCCGGTGAACACTCCGGCCTACCCGGACACGAGCTCGGCGCTGCGTTCGCTCGCTGCGCACACCAACGCTGACATCGAGGACATCCGCGAACTGTCGGAGCAGAACGAGCTGCGGAAGCTCTTCGTCCGCACCGACGGCCCTGTGGCGCCGAAGAAGCCCGCGAAGAAGCTCCTGGGCGCCGCAGCGGCTGTTCAGCTGCTCGCGCGCCGTCAGGCTCCCGGGGAGTAGACCCCGGATCCAGCGTTCAAAGACGGCAGGCCGAAAGCCACCGTCCAGGGCGCTTTCCAACATCCGCTAGCAGGGCAGGCCGACCGCCACCCTGCGCGACACCAACCTTGGCCCCAGGTAGGGGCTTTCGTCATTTTCGGGGCAGGGCGCAACCCACCTCGGCGACATGAACCAACGTCACCCGAGGAAGGGTTACCACTATGAGCGGCATGCTCGAAGCGCTGAAGAATCGGCGCAACAACGTCTGGGAGCAGATGAAGGGCCTCGCGGACACCGCGGCCGAAGCGAACCGGTCGTTCTCTGCCGAGGAGCAGGGCTCCTGGGACGCGATGAACGAGGAGCTCGACAAGCTCGACGCGCGCATGACCTCCGCGATGGAGACCGAGAAGCGCGCCCAGGAAGCCGAGAAGATGTTCGAGGGCCTGCGCGGCAAGCCTGAAGGAAACGGCCCGGAGGACCAGCAGCGTTCGCAGTCCAGCGAGGAGTTCCGCAAGTTCCTCCGCGGCGAAGGCCCGCGCGCCTACGACGTCAAGCCGACGCCGATCGACACCCGCGACCTGTCCAAGCTGACCGCGGGCGCCGGCGGGAACATCGTCCCGACCGACTTCTACGGCCGCCTGGTGGCGCACCTGATCGAGACCTCCGCGGTCCTCCAGTCGGGTGCGACGATCCTCAACACGTCTGGTGGTGAGGTGCTGCAGGTCCCGAAGACCACCGCGCACTCCAGCGCTTCGATCGTCACCGAGGCCGCGGCGATCGGCGAGTCCGACCCGGCGTTCGGCCAGGTCTCCCTGGGCGCCTACAAGTACGGCACCATGATCCAGGTCAGCCGCGAGCTCCTCACCGACAACGGTGTGGACCTCGAGGGCTACCTGGCGATGCAGGCCGGCCGCGCCCTCGGCAACGCGTTCGGGGCGCACGCCATCACCGGTACGGGCTCGTCCCAGCCGCGCGGCATCATCACCGATGCCACGGTCGGCAAGACCGGCGCGACCGGTTCCTCGACCACGTTCGGCGACCAGTCCGCCGCCGGAGCGGGCGCGGACAACCTGATCGACCTGTTCCACTCGGTGATCGCGCCGTACCGCATGTCGAAGGCCTGCCACTGGATGATGAACGACACCACGGCGGGCACCGTCCGCAAGATCAAGACCTCCGACGGCCAGTACATCTGGTCGCCGTCGGTGATCGCGGGCCAGCCCGACACGATCCTCGGCAAGCCGGTCCTCACTGACCCGAACGTGGCCGTCCCGGCCGCGAACGCGAAGTCCGTGATCTTCGGCGACTTCAGCCAGTACTTCGTTCGCCTCGCGGGCGGGGTCCGGTTCGAACGGTCCGACGAGTTCGCCTTCGGCAACGACCTGGTGACGTTCCGGGCGCTCATGCGCGCGGACGCCGCCCTTGTCGACCTGACCGGTGCCCTGAAGGTCTTCGTTCACAGCGCCACCTAGTCAGCTTGCGGGAGCCGAGTATTCGGCTCCCGCAACGGAAGGAGACAACATGTCAACCTACGACCAGCTGCTGGTGAAGCACACGCTCGGCCCGGCCGCTCGCACGAACGGCACCGCGAACGGCGCCGCGGTGGATCGAGGAGCCAACGGCGGCATGCAGGACGCTGTCGTCATCGTCTCGACCGGTGTCGTCACCGACGGGTCCCACGCGGTCACGGTCCAGGACTCCGCGGACGGCTCTACGGACTGGACCGCCGTAGCCGCAGCGAACCTCCAGGGCACGCTGCCGACCGTGGTCGCCGCGAACGACGACACGGTCCTCGAGTTCGGGGTGCGTTCGTCGCGTCGCTATCTGCGGGCGGTCGTCACGACTTCCGGTGCCACCACTGGCGGGATCATGGGCGTCACGATCGCGCTCAGCTCGCCCCGGTTCGCGCCGGTCAGCCGCGCTTAGGAGGCTCTGATGCGAGTGAAGATGACTGTTGAAGTGTCGGGCAACCGCAACGGGTCCGCCTGGCCGCGCCGCGGCGAAACCATCGACCTGCCTGACGCGGAGGCAGCACAGTTGTGTGCCGCCGGCATGGCGGAGACCGTCAAGGGCGGCACCGAGAAGGCGGTCCCGGCCGAGCCGGAGACCAGCAAGGTTCCTGAACCGGAGACGACTGAGCCTCCGAAGCCGGAGAAGCGCGGGCCCGGGCGGCCGAGGAAGACCCAGTAATGATCGATCTCGGTGACGTCTACCGGATCAGGGTGCCTGTCCGCACACCGGACGGCACGCTGATCTCGCCTGCGTCGGCGACGTTGACGATTACGCTCCCCGACGGGACGACGGCGACGCCGAGCGTGTCGCTGCCGCCCGCCGAGACGGGCATCGTGATCGTCGACTACCCGACGACGCAGGCGGGGCGTCACCAGTTCGTTCTCGCCACCACGAGCCCGCAGACTGCCTTCCGTGACGTGTTCGATGTCCGGCAGGCAGAACTGCACAACATCGTCTCCCTCGTCGAGGCGAAGAAGCATTTGAACATCTCCAACGACGGGAACGACGACGAAATCCGGGGCTTCGTTGAAGCGGTGACCGGTGTCGTCCAGTTCTACTGCGGGACGCTGTTCCCGCGGGAGTACACGGAGACGCACGAGCTCCGCGGGGACACGCTGGTACTCCGGCACTACCCGGTCCTCGAGGTCTCGGACATTGCGACGGTCGGAACGGGTTCGACAGTGGACTCGGCCTCGGTCGACATCGGTGAAGGTGGCGTGGTTCGCCTCCTGTACTGCGTCAATGCCACGCTGCGGGTGACCTACCGGGCTGGATTCAGTGTTCTGCCTGCGGGGATCACGCGGGCGGCGTTGATCATCATCCAGCACATGTGGGATACCCAGAGGCCCCGTGATTCTCGGAGGCCGCCGGTTCCGACCGGTGAGGACTTCTCTCAGGTTCAGGACATGTCCGGCCGGTTCTACACGGTTCCTCGGCGCGCGGTTGAGCTGCTGCACGACTCGATCCAGGACGGTGTCGGATGACGACTATCCCAGCCGCTGTGGACGGGTTGGTTGCGGTGTGCAGGACGGCCCTCCCGGACGCCCGAGTTGACGACGGCTGGGATGTCGGACCGTATGAGGAGGACACCGAGGGTGTCACGGTCGGTGTCACGGTCGGGTGGGATGAGGACGGACCTGCCGTCCAAGTCGACCTCGACCGGGAACAGTCCGACGGTATGGGCTCGGACCTGGAGACGTACCGGATCTATTCGTCTCTGTTCGTGTCCTACGGCAATGAGGAGACGCGTCCGCTTCGGTTGGCGATCTTCGGCTATTACGAGGCGATCAAAGCAGCGCTCAGGGCCGCGCATCCGCTGGCGCCGGGGGTGCTGCGGGCGCGGATGGCTGTGGTGGACTTCGAGGTCCGCCCGATCGAGGGCGGCTGGGATGCACGGTTGCGGTTCGTTGTCGAAGTATCGGCGTTTGACCGGAACTAGTTGAACGGCTGGATCCCGGTGATGTCGGTGAATTCGTCCATCCGGTCCGGGCAGGTGTACTCGATGTCGAGGTGGAGCCGGGCTAGGTCCTGCTCCATGAGGACGTACAGCTCGAACGTTTTCTCGTTGAACTCGCACGCCTCGAACACTGCGTCTTGGTAGGCGTCCCAGTCGGCGACCGGTCCCCCATAGGCCTCTATCACGTTGCGGTGCGCTTGTTCGTCGTACTGGAACCGGTTGGCGTACAACGCCAGTGACACGACGGCAGCGATGAGGACTACTGCGGTCCCGGCAAGGATCCAACGCTTCAAGGGGTTAAGGGTCATCTACCCAATGTAGCCACCTGTCCCAACTGCGGGAAGGGGCCGTTCGGTGCCAATCACCGGGTCTGAGGATGTCCGAAAGCTCGTCAACGATCTCCGGAAGCTCGGGGACGGGGTCGGCCGGAACCTCGGCAAGGAATTCAAGCGGGCCGCCGGGCCTGTCGCGCAGCAGGCCAGGGCGAACGCGTCGTGGTCGTCGCGGATCCCGGGCGCCATCAGTGTCGGAGTCTCCTCGTCGCGGCGCTACCCAGGGGCGCAGATCAAGGTCTCGAAGGGCAAAGCCCCGCACGCCCGTCTGTACGAGTACCCGGGTAGAGGCGGCTCGTTCCGTCACCCCGTGTACGGCAACCGCGAGAACTGGGTTGACCAGCAGGGTCGCCCTTTTATTCGACCCGCGGTCCGAGAAAAGGGCAGCGAGTTCATCAAGGCCGCCGATCGCGCCGTCAACTCTGCAGCGAAAGCTGCCGGTTTCCGTTAAGGAGCAACACCAATGGCAACACTGACCACCCAGCAGGTCACCAGCTCGGGCCTCAACCCGACCCAGAACGCCGCGGCGGCGAGCGACAAGGTCCGCCCCGGCGCGATCCTGCGCGTGATCAACAACAACGCCTCCACGACCGTCGTCGCACTGGACACGGCGAACCCGGGCACCGTCGACGGGAACGTCGTCCCAGACAAGACGATCTCCATCCCCACCACCCAGTTCCGGTACATCTTCGTCTCCGACTTCTACCGGAACAAGGCCGACAGCGGCTTCGCCACGGTCACCTGCACGCCCAGCGCTTCGGTGCTCATCGAGGTGATCCAGTCGTGAGCGACCTGGTCACTCTCCGACACCCCGACCTCCCTGCCGCACAGACCATCCGAGTCGACCGGCGCCGCATGGGCGCGCGACTGGCCGCGGGCTGGGAAGAAATCGAAACACCGGCCAAGCCGGAACCCAAGCATCCGGATGAGCCGGACACCGAGCCGACGGATTCGGCGCCGAAGCGGCAGCGCCGCAAGAACTCTGAGGAGCAGTAATGCCCGCGACACCGCTGACCGTCACCGACCGCTATGTGGCCCCGGAAACCACGGTCACCTACTGGGTCGACACGATGGCGAACTACCTGTCGCCGACCCGCGCCGAGCTCAACGCCGGCACTGACCTGACTGCCGAGGTCGCGACCGCGACCGGCTGGGAGCTCGCGGCGGACAACGTCGCGGTCCCTGACGGCGGCAACCTGTTCACTTCCCAGGTGGCGGGCCGGATCAACCCCGGTGACGCGGCGATCGCGTTCTACGCCTCCCGCGACACCGTCGACGTCCGAGACCTCATCGCCCGCGGCGACACAGGATACATCGTCCACTTGCACGGCGGCGACGTCGCCGGCCAGAAGATGGACGTCTGGAAGGTCCGTGTGCGAAGCGTGTCGGCGCCGATCGACTACGCCGCTTCGGCCGCAGCGATGATCAACATCCTGTTCTCGATCACCGCGGTCCCGGCTGAGAACGTCGCGATCCCGGCATGAGTGCTCCGCCGTTCTCGGCGGCGACACGGTTCCTCGACGCCGGGAC